ATTGCGAATTTCTTTAATTAAATTATATTTTTCTTTACGTAAAGCCGTTTTATTTAAACGTGAAGAAATTTCAAGTACTGAATTAATTAGTGATTCAGCTTTACCTTCAGTCAATGCTTTAGATGTGATTAACGCCTGATATAACTTATGTTCTTTAGTTAACTCAGTTTTACCAAAAAACTTTTTTACAATACCGATAGCAGCAGAATCTTTACCAGACACAGTGTCTGATGCAATTTGACGCACTAATAATTCGAATAAGATACCAGTATTTTTATATTTGCTGTGTTTAATTTTCATAGTGTATAGTATGCACTACCTATAAATATGTAGTTATTATATGCCCTTGATATTATTTTCGTTAAGTAATGATGGTTCTTGATCAGGTCCAAATACTATTTCCTTACGTAATTCTTTAGGAATAGCACCTAATGCAAATTTATTTTTATGTGCTTCAGCTAATGCTAATGGTGAACCACCTTTTGGTGTACCACTACCTTCATCAGGCATATTAGCAGTATATAATGTACCATTCTCACCAGCACCTAATCTATCTTTACCTAATGCATTATCTTGTGTGTTGATATTAGATACTCTTTCTTCAGGACGACCAACTGGACGCTTCTCATCATATCCTGATGGGATTGGATGATTAGTACCTTGTCCCATTCTACCTTTACCATATAATGAAGCTAAGTCATGTGGTGTACCATATGATTTACCAGTTTTAGCTGGGTCATTACCTTCATTTTCAATTTGACCTAATCTGAATGCACGTTTTTTATCTTCAATAACTAAATCACGATACTCATCATATTGATCTTCGCTGAATTGGAAGATTTTATCATAAATGAAATCTGAAGGCATTAAGTTAGTGTCTTGCATTTGTTTAGCTAAGTCAACTTTTTCCTTCCACAATGCAATCTTTTCTTGTTCGAATATAATTGATGGTGTAGTTAATGATAACTCAAAGTTAGTTAAGGCAGCACCATCATATCCTTGAACGTATAAATGAACCAATGCCATTTTATATAATTCAGATAATGTGATACGTTGGATACGCTCAACTGTACGAGCGAAACGAATATCTTCAGCAGCTAATGTAGCTTTACCAGTTAAATCTTTTTCAAATCCGAAGAATGCTTTAGGTACCTTAAGAGCAGCTAACATTTCATCACGTAGGAATACTACGTCCTCAATTGCATTGTACTCTAATCCCTTAATTGTGTCGATTTTTGTTGATGCTCTATCACCACGAGTTGGTAGATAGAAATCTTCCATCATGTTCATCAAGTTGTAGCGAAGATTATATTCACCTGTTTGTTGATCAATATAAGGTGTTTTTTTCATCTTCTGCATCAAACGTTGCATGTATGCATCTACCTCATTTGGAGGAATGTTACCTACGTCAATTGTGAATACGCGTTTTTCCGGGGCACGTGTTACACGATGCAACAACATTGCATCTTTCATCAACACATACTGCTTATAAGTTTTACGAGCAGGCTCAATAAACGAGCGCCCATAAGGTAAGTAGTTAGCGTCAGTTAATAGCCTAAAATGCGCTATTTCATAGTTTTCAAATTTGATTTTACCATCTCTATCTTTAACACGATTAGATACACCACCAGCAGCGATTACCATTGGATCAATTCTAAAAGTTACTGCAGATGGGTTGTTTGGATCTTGACCTTCATCACGAACCATATCATAAACTGACAATGGTATTACTGAATATATACCAAATTTTTCAGCAATCTCCATATGTAAATAGAAATCACCATACTTACACATATTACGTGTCCACAACCATAAGTTAAACTCGATATTTAAAATATCGTAGAATAAATTGTATAATATTTTTTGAATATTTTCGTCAGCACTTCTAATCTGAAGTACCTCACCCATTTCATTTTTTAATGTAGATTCATCAGCGATAATGTCTAATGCTGATGCGATGATGGATTCTGTATCCATTGCTTCATAATCAGTATATAACTGAAGGCGCAATGTTTGGTAATTCATTGTTGGGTTGTACGGCATATTAGCTCCGTAGCGGTGCAACTTAGTGAATCTATCGATTAATGCATTTGTTTTAACATTACCAAAGGCTTGGATTCTATCAACGTCTGTAACCTTTAATTGATTTCCCCCGACATTTCTAATGATTACGTCTGTATTGAACAAACGAGTTAATCTAGTAAATAATCCAGGATTATTGTTTAATTCAGCCATTTTATGTTTTTATTATATCAATAAATATTTATGTTCTATAGTACCCATGTCATATCTTCGAATTGTCCATGTCCGTTATTTACCATATATGGGTTTTGTTGTCCGCTAGGTAGTACAGGACCATGATAAGCACTTTCACCACCTGTTCTTGCAATACCATCAACTGCAGCTCTAGCTAAATTCATACCTTGCTCGTAGAACTTCATTGCAGTATCTCTTACGAATAATCCCATTCCTAAAGCCATTACCAAGTCATCATTATATCCGTTTTGAGCTTGTGCCTTACCATTCATCCAAATAAACACACGTAATTCTTCTAACAAACGCTTTGAATGAAAAGTGAATTGTCTATCTCGAATATACGCCTCCATTTTGGAGATAACAAGTGGTCTTGTCTTAGCTGATGTAGTAAATCCAGGAACTGTTTGATCAGATTCCATTTTAGCCATCCATTTATCCATTTGCATTTCACCATAGGCACGAGGTGAATAATATGTGTTTGGATATCCTTTTTCTATTATTGTGTTAATAACATCCCACCCAATGTTGGCGTTTTCCACGACCAATAACGCATTATTATACTCAGTAGCAACAGATACCAACATATTTCCATAAGTACGAGTATCCACATGCGATTTGTATTCAGCCACTTGTTCAAGTGATATTGCATCAATGACGTGAAATGACGAATAGTCCGCACCGTCACCGCGAGCAACGTCAGCGCACACAACATACTGCTTACTATAATCAGGATAAGCCCAAATCCAAAAATCCCCACCCATAAAGCGGCGCTCAATAGGATCGGTGATAAAAGTTTCTTCATAAAATGATAATATATCAGGTTCAACAACTGAGTTACCAGATCCTAAAAAGTCACAATCATACTCTTGAGCAAATTCTCTTGGAGACATATTTGCACGTTCTGTTTGTTCCCACTTTTCATCTCTATCAGGGTGTAAATTCCATTTTAATTCAATTGCTTTGAAATCACCCTTACCCATTTCAGCTTCAGTATACATTTTGTGGAACCAATTACCTACACCATTTGGTGATGATAATGCTATAATTCCACCACCCGTTGCAATAGTTGGTTTAATACTCGTATAAATTCTATCAATTCCTTCAATAAACGCGGCCTCATCTACAATAAGTAATGAAACGGCGTACGATCTACCTGCATCTGATGCGGCTGATGTAGCAACTATCTGAGAGTTATTGGCTAGTTTTAGTGAGAGTTTATTGTCAGATATGGGTTTTATATTACCTTTTAACCAAGAAGGTAATGAATTGTACATAAATTGTACCTTCTCTACCATCCCTTTAGCTGTTTCTTGCTTTGTTGCAATACACAACACAGTTTTATCTTTTTGAAACAACATCGTCCATAAAGCAAAACCAGCTGATAGTGTTGAGATACCTAACTGCCTTGATTTATTTATAATACTAAATCTATTATTTCTAAGATCATTTAATACATCCTCTTGGAATGGGTATAAATGAAACAATACTCTACCTTTTACAGGATGGGTAATATAACAATATTTTCTAAAGAAATGTACAGGGTCGGTAGCACATTTGATATATTCTGCCTTAATTATTTCTTTAATGTTTGCTTGACTCATGTATATAAATATATAAAAAAAGCCCAATCTTGTGATTGAGCCTAATTATGTATGGGTATGCAAGAATTATTTTTTACTTAAAATATCAATAATTGCTTTAAGAGTTGTTGGTGATGGAATCCAGTTAATAGGAACATCAAATTTTTTCTCTAAATTCATAATAGTATTAAAATAAGCTTTACCTTCAGCACTACCACTGTTCCATGTTTCAACAAAAAACTTTATATCATTAGGATTAAAATGAGATATAACACCATACACCACATCCCATTTATCTTTATCTTCACTAATTTTAATATTACCTAATTCAGTTCTATTCATTTGTACTAATAATGAGTAAATATTATCTAGTTTTTCTTGATATTCAGGTGTATTAAATTTAGGATTTTTAGGCTGAATAGATGTAATTTCTTTTTCAATAATATCTTCATTATATCCAGCTGGATATCTATATGTTTTAGTAAAGTTAGTACCTATTTCTCTATCTAAGTCTTCAGCTGGATATTTAGATTGAGCCATTGATATTAAGTCAAGTTCATCTAAATTTTCTTTAGTAGGTCTAATTGCTGGTTTTGATTGTCTTGGGAGCATTTTATACAATTCTTTAGAGAATTTATCTCCGTATTTGTTTGACAAATAACTTACAAGAGCTGCTGCTTCTTTTTCAACAGCATGATATAATAATATAGAATAAGAGAATGGTTTAGTTATATCAGATGTAGTAAATCCAATATTACTCATGTCTAGTAATCCTGCTTTATTATTTCTAATTATTATATCTACTATAGCTTTAGCTAATTTTAAAAATTCAGGATCTTTTTTTAATTCTTGATATTCAGGACTAGCTAATAAATCTTCTTCGTCTTTTGCTACTTGATCCAAAAATACTTTAGTTACTTTTCTTACATCAGCATCTGGGGCTCCAGAAGAAGCAGCATTAAGATCTCTTTTTATTTCATTAGGAATATTAGAAGTAAAAATAGCTAATATAACAGCTCTACGAAGCTTTTTCATATCAGCTTCAGTAGCTTCAGCTAAAATTTCTTTTACTAATTTTTTTATTAAATCCTTATTCATTTTATTTTGCAATCATTAGATATACTAATCCACCAACTATCACACCTGCACCAATCTTAGTAATTTTGTTTTTAAATTTAAGTTTTTGGTTTTGTAAGTACAATGTTTGATATTGATTTTTCCAATCTTTAATTTGTAAATCTTGGTTAGTCATTATATTTCTATATGTACCTTCTTTTTTAATATAAACTGAAATAACACTATCTTTACCACTTACTCTCGATTCAGTTAATGCAATAACACTATCTTTAATAGTAATTATTTGTTTTGCACCATCTAGTTCTGCTAAATCCTTAGCTGTAGATACTAATACTGGTTGTGCTAAAGGTAATTTATTTGTTGTTGTATCTTTAGGGTAGCGATTGTTAAAGAATGTAATTAATTCTTTTTCATTATAAGTATCAACTGCTGCTTTAGATGAATCAACGAATTTAGTAACTGTTTTTACATGAGATTTAGCATAAGCTAATTTATCTTGTAATTGTACATCTACTAATACTAATGAATCAATTTTAATACTATCTTGTACTAAATCCAATTTCATTGAATCAACAGCTTGTACTAAGCTATCTTGTCTTTGTAAAAATTCTTTTGATAAACCAGCATCACTGATTTTATCAAATATAATATAAGCGCCTACGATAACGGCTAATATTAATAAAACTGCTTTTTTCATATTATTATGGTTTAATTCCTGCGTAATATTGTGCTCTACCAATTGCCCATTCATCTAATGGTTCTTCTTCTGTATCTGGCATTTCAATATCTTCTGGTTCTTCTTTACCTGCCATTTTTCTAACATACTCAGATGATGCAAGTATATCTGCAATACGTTGTTCTAATGATGTTTTTAAAGCGCGTAAACGTTCTAATTCATCTGATGGTTTATCTTTAATATCACCTGCTGCTGATTTTCCTCTTCTTAATTTTAAGATATTAGATTTAGTAGCAGCTAAACGACGCTCTAATTCAGAATATTTTAATGATGCTTCAAAATCTTCATCTGATACTTTACCAATTTGAGTTGGAGTCGCTTTTTCAAGTTCACCTGCTTCTGGTTCAAAATCTTCACTACCATCAGCATTTGGTTCACCATCAAAATACATTGCTAATGGATTTTCAGAACCACCAACAAACATATCTTCAGCATCAGTTGCTGCTGGAGCTTGTGCTTGAACACCTGCTGGTTCCTCTTCGCCACCTGCACCTAATTTAACTAACACTCCTGCATCCATTAAACCATTAACGATAGCGTTAGCGATTTGTGGACGAGCAAAATTAAATTGTGTTTGTAATGTTTTTTTATCAGCACCTGGATTTTCTCTAAAAAAATTAATAACATCAGCTAAAGATGTACCTGAAATAGTTTTAGTAAAGTTTGATGTATCTACATTATCATCAGCTAGTCTATATCCTTTAGCGATACGAGCTAACTCATCTAAATCTGATTCTTCAACAAACTCAACTGGTTCATCAGCTGTACCTATTTTAGCATTTTTAGTTGAAGTACGTGCTTTTTGTATTAATGATTGTTTTTGAGAAGGATTTAATGCACTTGGATTAGATACATCAATTGTTGCTTGCTCAGATAATACTTCAGCAATAGCTTCACGTATAATTTTGCGTAGTTCTTTACTTTTCATTTTGTCGGCGTTCGTGTTGTTCATCATATAAATATTATAAGTTTTGTAAAATTGTAGCGATACGTTCCTCAGTTGTACCTTTAATATATACTAATTTCTTAGGTTTATATTCTTCTAATGATTCTTTAATAACCCAATCAATTTTATTACGATATTCAGCATCAATAGTACGAACACCATTATCTTCAATAGGTACACCTTCAGGTGATACATAAAATACTACATCATATTGTGTACGCATATGCATTGCTGCTTCAACAAAATCACGTTTTGCAAACCAATCAATCGATTTTGCTGAAAATGTAAATGCACATACATCCCAAATTGTTCTATCTGTTAATACATTTTCACGTAGTAATTCACTAGCACGTTCTGCTAAAAATACAAATTGACCATTTATAGATGAATCAGTATTTAATGGAATACCTAAATCACGAAGATATTTACTACGCTCAGTAGCAATATAATAATCTTTAAATCGATCTAATTCAGCCATAGCTTTAACTAATGTAGTTTTACCTACAGACATTGTACCTGCTAATCCTATTCTCATTTGTTTCTTTCGTTTATTTTTTTCATTTGACGAGCACTACGCTTATCATCTCTAGCTTGTTTAGCTAATTTATTCCAGTTTTTTTGTTTATCAGTACCATTTTTATACTTGATTTCGACACTAATAGGTCCATTTCTGAACTTATCAGTATCGAATGTCCAAGTCTCAGTAGTGTCTTCATGTTCGTATACTCGTGTAAATTTCATATATTAAATATAAAATTATTACTTTGCCTATACTCGAGCTCCTGTAGATTT